CACCAGCCCCGTCAGCAGCGACCACTCCTGAAACGCCCGCCTGATCGCCGAGGTCGCCCTACCCTCAGACGAGACACCGCTCGAGTCGACCGAGTAGGTCACCGGCTGGCACGCGAACAGGACAAGAGACGACACCATCAGAACTCCATCACCGTCCCGAACGACCGCACCTGATAGTGGAAGTCAAGGCTGATGCCGAACGCGCCAGCGGTGAACGTGTCCCCAGCGTTCGTGGCGTCACGGAATAGGCGGCACGCGAGGACGCTAGACACCGCTTTGCCGTCTGAGGCGAGCATCCCGAACGACACCAGTTGATGCTGATACGCGACCCCCGCCCCAGCCTGAGTCGCATACAGCGTCGTCGACGCGGGGAAGGGTTCGCCGACGCTCGCCCACGAATACTCCAACCCCCAACGCACCGCCCCGGTGTTCGTGGAGTTCCCCGGCGACCAGTGAATGTGCGGGTCGAGTTGGGTGCCGGGTGTCCAGCCGTGGGGGAGTTGCAGGTCGAAGAACAACTCGTTCATCGTGGTCTGGTCGAACGAGTATGCGCGGACACCTGAGCGGAATGTGTTGAGGGTGGGGAGGTTTGATCCGGTGGTGCCCCGTAGTAGGGACACCTTCATGTCATCCCACAGTAGGGGCTTCATCCACGACCTCCACTACTAGATCCTGCTCGGTCACAATCTCTACCCCGGATGCTTCCTCAACGGCGTCAGCGACCTGCTCAACGACCGGCTGCTGCCAGTCAGGAAGCAGCGCCACCACTTCCGGGGTGATCTCGGGGAGGGCTTCGTCTGCGAGCATCGCGGCGACCTGTTCGGGGGACGCTGCGACCCCGGTGGGGATGTAGGGGTCTTGGTCAAGGATGAAGTTGCTCATGTCAGTCCTTACGCCGATGGGATGGAGCCGACAGCAGAGCCGGGAAGTGCCGTGGGCCACGCTTCAAGCGTCGAATACGAGAGGGAGCCGATCGAGTTGACGCCAGCAGTAAGCCCGCCCACATTCAGGCCGCTATTGCCGCTGGTGCTGTAGATGATCTGCGGAGCAGGCGCTCCTGTCGCACCGTCTACCAGCGATCCGACAGAAGATCCGAATACCCCGGTTCCGACGCGGAAACCGGATGGCAGGATGCAGATCGACTGTAGGCCGGTTGAGGTTGATGCCGTTCCACGGTTGTAGTGGGCCTCAACGGTTGAGCCGATGCGGCGCAGGTACAGTTTCGCGTTCGGGTCAAGCAGCAGGTATGCGGCCTGCATCGTGGCGCTTACATCCCGCCACCCCGTGTCTCCGTACGTCATCACCCAACGCGGCCCCGGAGACTCCTGCTGCCACGAAAACTCACGCCGCCCCACCGACTCATCCCAATAATGCCCCAACGTCCCCGGATCAACCCGCTCACCACCGGGAACCCACGAACCACCAGCCCCCTCCCAGAAGCCCATCGTGTCCACGTAAACGGTGTCAGAGATCGCTCCGCTTGGGCCTGCGTAAATCTCAAAGAGAGCAAACGCGGCAGTAGCAGGAGCGACACCAGTGCTAGTGATAGGCGTCCACGTTGATCCGTTGAGCGTTGTCGCTGTCCCATCGGAGTAACTGATGAAAGCAAGCGCCGAGGTGTACCAAGCGATCCTGACAAACACGGTTCGCGTACCCACGCCTTGGAGAGCCATTCCCTTGCCGGTGTATGGGCGTCCCGGTATGACCGGCTTCATGTCCCACGCTGCCGCGCTACCAACCCCAACAATGGCCGGGCCAGTCGTTCCCGCTGTCACCAGCATGGATGCGGTGCCGTTCTGGAACTGTGCAGTTGAGCGTGTCGGTGTCCCGTTGGAGAGGTTCGCCCATCCGATAGCCGCTGATCCATCCTCCAACGACGCCTGCTGCGCGGTCAGCAGATTGCGCGGCGCGAGCGCGTAATCACGCAGCCACGGATCCCCACCTATACGCCTCCCCAGCGCACCGTTATCCAGCATCGCGTCTGTCAGGAAACCCATCAGGCTGCCCTCCCCTTGAAGTAGTCAGACAGCAGTTGAATCTCGGTAGCGGTGAGAGCGCGACGGAAGATCATGGCAGCAGTGAACTCCATTGCCATGTAATCTGTAGTCGTCGTACCGATCCGCAATGTGTTCGCGTTAGCCAGCGTTCCGGTCGATGTATCCGTCAGCGGCGTTCCAGCCGCAGCATTCCAGTACGCGGTCAGAGTGTCCGCTGTCACGTTACGCACGCCGACGATTGTCGATGCCGCGCCGAGAGTGTCGTTCGGGGCTTGCGGAATGAGGCGCGTCCCATCGCCAACGGTGAACCGCCACGCAGTAGTAGATGTGTTGAGCGCCCATCCCTGAATGGTGGATCCTATGGTGTTGGCCTTAGTGAGTGCCGCTAGAGATTCTGCGTTCCATCTACGCGCAACGAGTACCGCTGTGAACGAGTCCGTCGCACCGAAATCCAGCAGATCATTGTCAGCGACTTCCAGATAGTCATCCGTCCCGAACAGCCACACGGGGGCGACCACGGCCACCGCCTTGCGTCCAGCATTAGAGCGGTTGATAGTTGCCGTTGATCCAGTCAACGTGGGGAATGTATACGTGGAACCGCTGCTGATAACTGACGTGTCAATGACCAACTTCACGGCACCGTTGGCGATGATTGCCGCACCGTAGTAGTCGCCCTCTGGACCCGCTGTAGTGAGTCGATACGAGCCAAGCCCGATGGGATGGGGAGCGTCAACCATTGTTCCGATACTCGCCGCAGTAAGGGTCGCTCCCAACTGAATCCAGGACGTGACAGACGCGAGCGGGGTCACTAGATCCGTGGAGTACCAGAATGCGATCGCGTGCTGTCCCGCCCCGGTGTCGCGAGTGTAGGTTGCCCTGATCCGGTAGCGAGTGTTATCGGCCAATCCAGCGAGAATGTTGTTCGCAGATGCCGTGTTGGTTGCGAAAGCCGTCCCGTCTGAGGGAGCGAATCCAAGATTCCCAGTAGTCCCAATGGAGAAGTACCACGCTGTAGAAGATGCGGAGATGCTTGTTGATTTGGCGAATATGTAGCCGCCAGTATTTGCCTTCCATGATGGGAGTCGAGCATCCACGCGCACATCCAGTACGTCGCCGATCTGCTCTCCCGCTACGTGAGGAACGCTAATCGCGTTCCCGTTATTGCCGGGGGAGTACACGTACGGCGTCCCGCTGAACGGCAGGAACTTCGGCTGGTTTGCTGCCGTCGCCTGCGCCGCATTCAACGCCGTCCCACCCCACCCGAGATTCACCGCGCCGCTATCCGACGAGCCGGGGGCTTGTGCGTCGATCCACCAGACAGCCTGCTTCGCCAGTTTCTCGCCGGGAGGGGCGTCAGCGGGCACGGGGAGGAGGGCCGAGGATTCGGTGAGGATCCCGTCCCAGCGTCCCTCACGGGCGATCAGGAGGTTCTTGGAGTCCTGAGCGTAGGCGAGGTTCCCGTCCGTCAGCGGCTGCGGGAGGCGTGCGTAGGTGGGGTATTTGGGGGGCTGGTAGACGCCGAGATCCAAGCCTTGGTAGTAGGTGTTGAGGAGGCTGATTTCGTCTTGGGTGAGGGCGCGTCGGAACAGGGCAAACGCGATGCCCTCCATGTCTGCGTGCTGCGTTCCCGTGCCCGACAGTCGACCAACGCGCATCTCATACCCGTTAGCGAGTGACACTACTGTCGTGTCTGCTATAGGAGTCCCAGCGGTCGCATTCACATACGGGGTGATCGTGTCAGAGGACACGTTCCTCACCCCGGCTATGACGGAAAGCGCGGTAGTTGAGAGCGTCGGAAGCGCAGACGTTACGAATGTCGGAGTGAGGTCCTGAATGTTGAAGGCATTATTGCTTATCTGCCATCCCTCGCGGTTTGCCACCGCTACACCCGTGGAGTTCCGCTTCGATAGAATGCCCTGATTCACCGTTGAGGATGTGATCCGCGCGACAGCGATAGCAGTGAACGACTCCGTGGCCCCGAAGTCCAGCAGCGCGTTATCTGCGACCTCCATGTACGAGTCCGTGCCGAACAACCAGCACGGCGTAGTGACCGCCACCGACTTCTTCCCCGTCGCCGCACGATTGATCGTGACCGTTTGCAGGGTGCGCGCGGGGAATGTGGTGGCTGCTCCGGTGGTGATCTGCGTGCAGTCAACGTCAAGAACGACAGAACCGTTGATGCCCGAAAGGATCTGAGCGCGGTAGATCTTCGCAGCAATCGGACCGTTGGTGGCGTTCCTGACGCCTATCTCAATACCCGACCCAGCAGTCGTGTTGATGACCGTGTTGGCATCTGCCGAGTTCGTGGACAACTGTGTCCATACGTTCCCATCGGTGCTGGTGTAGTAGGTGACGACGCGCTTGCTCGCCCCGTTGTCTGCGTCGCAAGTGACGCGGAGCCACAGCGTCGTTCCCGGCCCCATAGCGGACATGACTGAGGATGGTGCCCATACGACAGTTGTGGACCCGTCTGCCAGATAGGTGATGACGCTCATCGTGCCATCGGTGTTGAGGTTCCACCGCCATGCAAGGGTTCCCGCTGCACCGTTGACGCGAGACATGAGGACGGAGTTAGCAGTTAGCGGCCAAGTGTCTGCTGCGATACGCACCCGCAGATCAAGATCACCTGTCCTGAGTGCAGCCTCGTCGGGGACGCTGAGGTAGTTGCTTCCAAGTCCGGGGAGGTAGACGTAGTTCTCGCCCTCCCACGACAGGTACTTCGGATCATTCGTCGTATTCCCCGTTGACGAACCCACGGTCGCGTTGAGAACCGACCCGCCGTAGCCGAGGTTCTCCACCGTCTGCGAACCCGCCGAAGGGGATGCGGCATCAATCCACCACACCGCCTGCTTCAACAACTGCTCCGCAGCGTGAACATGCGCGGGGAGATTCGTCAGGACTGAACCCTCAGCGGCGTACCGCTGCCCCTCCAACGCGCTGCTACCCGCCGTGTCTACGGCACCGAGGACGCCTGCGACCTGAGTCGCATACGCAGCCGCTGACGACGCTGCACCCGTAGCGGCATTCGCCAACGCCGTGACCTCAGGAGTCACCGTCCCGATAGGACCCTGAATCCCCTGCGGCCCAGCAGGCCCCTCCGGACCAGTAGCGCCCGTCGCACCAGCCGCACCCGGATTCCCCTGCGGACCCTGAGGACCAGTCGCCCCAGCAGGACCGCCCGGACCCGCAGGCCCAGCAGGACCCTGAGGCCCAGCAACCGTCGAATCAGCCCCCGGAGGCCCAGCAGGGCCAGCAGGCCCCGGAATACGAGCAACCTGATCAAGAGCCTCGATCGCCTCAACAATCAGCCGCGTATCCGCTGCATGATCAGGGTCACCGGGCATCATGTCCGCAGGCGGAAGATTCAACGTCATGGCGTTCCAGCCTCCGTGTAAATGTCATCCACAGGATAGTCGTCATCGCTCGGATACCGGTCCTCACGCGGCAGGAAGAACACATACCCAGCAGCAACAAGAGCGTTGTACGACAGGGGGTCATCGGCGAGGGTCACGTGATGCTTGTAGCCGCCGACGAAGATGCGGTGCACCGTCTCATCCGTGTACACCTCGGGCCCGAACATTGCGCCCTCAACAACAGTCCCATCGTCATACACGACGATGCTGTTTTGGGCGGGAGGCATCGAGTGGTGCCGTGACCAGAAATGCATGGGGCCGCGTAGACCGTGCGGGTGGAGGGGGCCGTAAGTTCCTTGCCCTGTGAGATACGGGCGGTTGTCGTAAACCACGACCCCCTCCTTCCCTAATTTTTAGGTGGCTACTTCTTGCGGGACCGTCGAGCGTTGTTCCGCATCGCCTTCTCAAGCGGGGTCGCGGGAGCCTCAGACACGCGAGCGTTGCCGGTGCCGGACATGCCCACACGGACACCCGGCTTCGGCTTGCTTACCGTGACCGGACCCCACGTGTTCAACTTCGGCTTCGCCTTCGGCTTAGGTTTCGGCTTAGGCTTCGGCTTCACCGTCGGCGTGTTGTACGTGGCTCGAGTCGGTAACTGCTTCGCCCAACCTGCGGGGCTACTGACAGATGCGACTCCGCTGCCACTCGCGTTAGCGAGTTTCGGCCTCGGCTTCTTCCGTGGCGTCCCCCCACCACCCGGCTTGACCGCAGCCATCGCTACTTCTTCTTCTTCTTCGCCGCCGCCATTGCCCCGCCAGTCCTCTTGGCGACCGCAGACTTCGCAGTACCCGAGTTGCCCGAGAACACGCGCTTCGCTGCGTACGGGTTGACTCCGGTAATAGTGATGCTGGACTTCGGCCTTGACGCCCCACCCGTGTTCTTCGCCGGGACCCCACCGGGCTTACCCGGCTTGGTTGCAGCCCGCGCCTTAGCGCGGCGCTGGGACATGTCGTTGTAGAGAGATGGGTTCTTGGACGATGAGGGCTTCTTCGTGCCTCCACCACTTCCGCTTCCGGGCCTTGCTGCTGGCATTACATGCTCCTAACGTGTAGGGCCGGTTCCCCCCACCCACGCTTCCCCAAGTAAGGGTGGGGGGAAACTCAGCAGGCTGCTACCAAGTAGCCGGAACGATGGCGCCAAGAGCAGCGCCAAGGTTGTCGGTGCCAGCAGGACGCCACACATTGCTGTAGTGGACCTGCACGATGGAGCGCACGTCGAACAGTTCGTAGCCGACGTAGTGCAGCCAGCCCCACGACAGGAACCGACGCAACTTGTCCACGACCGGGGCGACGATGGTCTGCGGCTGAGCGCCGTAGCCGTCGCTGTTCGCGTATACCTTCGCCAGCGCATCGGCGCCGATGAGTAGACCCATGTTGTTCGGCATCCGGTTGGCGATGACAACGTCCGCGCCCTCGATCATGCCGATCTGGCCCCGGTAGATGCTGTTCCCAGCGGAACCCTCATTGCGAGCCGTGACGTAGCGGAAGCCGCCCGTGTCCCGCTCGTTCTTGAGGTGCTGCGCCCCAGTCGCGGAGGTCAGGAACACGTAGTTCCCGTTCCGGAACGTGGGAACGTTCAGGTCCTCGAGCATCGAGATGCCGATCTGCAGAGCCGTGGTCGACACGAACTCGCTCGTCGCCGTGCCCACAGCCGAGGTAGCCGTGTAGTCAGCAGCAGCAATCGTGCCAATGTGACCGACAGCCTTCGACGCCGACGTAGTGGCATTCGGGGTGAAGTACGTCTGCGTGCCAGCGAGCAGGGCGGTGCGGGCGAGATTGTCGGTGGCGCGGCCTGCGTCGAACGCGACACGGGACACGATCTGCGGGTCGATGTTGATCATCGAACGGGCACCGAACAGGCGCGTCCGCGACACCGCGCGACCGTACTCAGTCGGCTCGAGATCGACAGCGCGAGCACCGAACGCGACAGAGTCAACGTCGAGGTTCTCGAGCAGCGGCGTGGTGCCACCAGTCTCGTCGATGTCCTCACCGATGAACATGCGGACCGGTGCGCCCTGATGCGTCAGCCGCGTCGGACGGACGGTAGCGAACTGGTCGAACACCAACTTGTCGCGCAGCGGCTCACGAACCGCGAGATCAAAAGCGCGGTTGACGAAGAACGACTGCAGGTCGGTGTCGACCTTAGGAGCCGGAGCCGAGTTGGCGAGCGGCTGACCGACGATGAGAACTTCGCCGGGGGAATACGCGGGAGCGGCGAGTGGGCCGTCCTGATTAGTACCAGCGGTGCCGGTACCGGCCTGTGCAGCCATTTGGAGTCCTCCTTGGGGACCTAGACTTCTTCGGGTTGGAAGGTCACGCCGTACTGCTGTGCGACCGCCGACAACCCTTCAAGCCCGCCCTCCGCATACGCCTGCTGCATCGCATAGTCGACACCAGCGGTATCGAACTGCGGCACCGTTCCACCAGTCGCGTTCATCACGCGGGACTGGCCGTCCCGTGCCTGCTCAACAGCCGGATCAGGTGCGGGCTGCTGAATCTGGATGAACCCAGCATCAACAGCAGCGGTCCTGATCGCCTGCGGGTCGAGGTCACCGTCATACCCCTTCACGAAGTACCCGATCCTCGGGTCCTCCATCGGGATCCCAGCCTTCATGAACGCGACCTCACGCTTCATCTGCGCTAGTTCACGCTCATACTGGTCGGCTTTACGGGCCTTGGCGCGGAGGTTCTTGAAATCCTCGCTGCCGTCAGCGTCGTCCTCAACGGGCTCTGTGTAGTTGTCGCTCATCGCACTTCCCCTAATCCTGAACACACGCAACCGGGAGTAGCCGCGTGGAGGTTGCGCCCATACGGGCATGAATGACATACACAAGGGGGGCAGTCACGCCTTCCCCTCGGAAGGAGGCTCTCGGGCAGCGCACCCGCTTCTCAGCAGGGCCACTCGGCCTAAAAAAAGTATCGCAGATTTAGTCCTTGAGACCAAGCATTCTGCGTCGGCGTTTCGCCTCGGCTCCGCACGTTCTGCATTGTCTGGTTCCGTTGGGGGTCACACGGAGGTTGTCTCCGCTGAGAGGGTGTCCTGCCTTGCAGGAATCCTTCTTCCCCCTAGCGCCGCTTCTGCCCTTTGCCGCTCGGTCCCTGTTGTTGTCGGCTTTCGTCCCAAGCCAGAGATGGGCTGGGTTGTGGCACGGCGGGTTGTCGCATGTGTGACAGACGCACATGCCATCGGGGATCGGGCCGAACGTCTCGGCATACGCGATCCTGTGGACTAGTTCTCTGCGCTTGCGGACCGGATCCCACACTCTCCCGTACCCGGATGGGAGTCTCTGTCCAGTCCACTCTATGCAGTCATCAGCCATGTCCTAATAATACCAGTAGGCACAGACCTACGTTGCGGCTGAGGCAAGACCCGACACGCCGGTCTTGTCCACCTCGAACTGCGCGGCACCCTCAAACCCGGCACGCCTCGAAGCAGCGATGCGGTTGATCGTCGACGCAGACGTGACATCCCCGAACTGTCCCTCAGCGAGCCCCTGACGACCGATCGTCTCACCCTTACCCGACATGAACCCGGACTGCGCGTAAGCCGACCCGAACCCCTTATTCGCCTCATCCACCGTGATGCCGCGCTGCGCGAGATTCTCCGCGAACCCGGAGTCGATCCCGAACCGGTTCCTCGCGGCCTCCGTACCGATGCGGGCAGCGGTGTACCGCTTCTGCAACTCCGCCTCAGTCCTGTCCGTGTCGAGGTAGAAATCCATCAGGTCACGGGACTTCACCCCGTAATACTCGTCAAGGACCTGATACGTCTCAACCGGGGTCGTGGAGATCGCCGTCGCGGCAATGTTCATGCGGTCCACGATCTCAGCCGCCGAGTTCCTCCCCCCAATGAAATCCGCGATCCGATCATTCGTCACCAGCGACGCCCCCACCCCGTACCGGGACGCGGCTTCCCTCACCGTGTTCCGGTAGTCCATGTACTGCTTCTCCGGGTCCTCCCCGATGAAGATGCCTTCCTTGAGGAACTTGTCCATCTGAGGGAACGCAGCGAGATACTTCTCCCGCGCCTTCTTCCCCGCATCCGAGGTGTCGGTGCCGTAGCGGAGGGCGTGAACGATCTCCTGCTCCGACGCTCCACGGTTCTTGAGGTCGAACGCCCATTGGCCGAGGCCCTCGACGCCGAGCGCGGCCTTGAGGAGGTTCTCGAGGATCTGCACGGACGAGAACGCGGCAGGAGGAGTGACAACCTCACCCTGAGGGGCGTAGTCCGTCCCGCCGCCGCCTCCGCCGATGCCGAACGGATCCGTCGTGACGACTGTCTGCGTGGGAGTGGGGGGGCGCCAGCCGCCGCTCTGACTCTCGACAGGGTTACGTGCGTTGGCGACAGGGGACGGCTTGACCGGAGTGATCTTCCCCGTGTTCTGCGTCTGCCCCCTAGGAGGAGTGCCTCCGCCGCCTTCCTTCTTCGGCTTTGCAGCAGCCATGCCAGTCCCCTTCTACCCGAGCCCGAACGCGCCGAGCAGCGCATCACCAAGCGAAGCCGCCTCCTGACGGGCACGCGTCGACCTGTCATACCCATACTTCGGATCCGTCTTGAGGACCCGCACCCACTCATCCCGACTCAACACGCGGCCACCCTCACCATTCATGAACCCCGTCCACTTCGGGTCCGTCAACTCCATCGTGTCCGTCGACACCCCCAGAGTCTCCGCTGCGTCAGCGAAGTACGCACCCGACAGGTCCTTGAGGTTCATCGTGTTCAGCATGTCGCCAGCGTTCGGATACAGCATCTTCGCCTGCTGCCGGAACACGTCCTCCCGACCCTGCACCCATTCCTGCCACCGCTCACCCTGCCCCAGCGCCTGCCCCGTCAACTTCTGCAGTTCAGCAGCGTCGAGTTTGATGCCGTAGTTCATCGCCATCGTCCGCAACTGCTCCTGAATCGAGTTCGCGGTGCCGACGCTAGGAGCGCCCTGAGCGGCCTGAGGCATCGCCCCGAACGACTCCATCCAGAACTTGTCCACAGACTGCTGTGGGAGATTTGAGCGGACAATCTCGCGTGCCTTCGCGGCGAGCGTCTCCGGGGGAACGGTGATGCCGAGACGGTCGGCCTGCTGCATCAGGTTGTCGGTCATGTCCTTGACCTTCTTCTGATACGTGTCAGCGTTCGCACCCCCCATCCCAAGGTCGAACTCCTCCTCCGCCTTCGACCGTTCCTGAGCGAACTTCGTCTGCGAATACGCCGCTTGGAACCGGGCGTCGTCCCACGGATCGCCCTCCGCGTAGTTCTTGATGGCCTCCCTGATCAGGGCAGCGATCTGTGGATGCTTGTCGAGGAACGCCTGATACACGCCCAGTTTCGCGAGGTACTCCTTCTGCAGAACCTCAGGCTTCTTCACCGTCTCCTTCGGGGTCTGCGAATACTGCTGCCCCGTGACGGTGCCGTCAGCGTTCTGAACCCATGTCCCCGACAGGTACGTGTCATCCGGTGGCGTCCCCGTGGGGGTAGCGGTCGAGCGGTTCGTCCCAGCCATCGTCGTTGACCCTCCACCCGGATACTGCCTGTACCAATTGTTGAACGCAGGAGCGTGGGAACCACCGTCGTACCCGTTCGAGTCGATGTCCCAATGGTAGAAATCGGTTCCACGCTTAGACATGACATACGCGGCCCGCGCATTCACCTGAGGGTTGTACAGCGACTGGATGCCGGTGTAGCCGGGAACGTCACGGCGGAACCACGCGTCCCGGTCCTTGCCCATCTGGCCGAGCATGTTGATCTGGAACAGGCCACGCGAGTCATCACCCGTGGAGCGGTCAGGGTTGTATGCGGTCGGGTTGCCCCCGGATTCCCGCATGACAATCGCCCACGCCTTACGCAGCGACTCCCCCGAGAACCCGGCAGCGGAGAGGGTGGCAATGACCCGGTCCGATGTGGCCTTGTTGATGCTCATACGTTCTGCGCCCCCATCAACATCGACATGAGACGGTCAAGGTAAGCGTTCGCCTGAACATCGAACATCTCCGTCCCCCCGTTGATCTCCGCCGCGAACTGACGCGCCATCGACTCCGGATCAACGTTCGACGGGTTCGTGCGCTGCGTCGCCGTCGTATCGTCACCGGACTTCACATAGTTCGTGATCGTCTTAGTGGGGGACTTCGCCTCCGCTGCGTTCAACCGTGACAGGTAGTCCTGCAACTCCTGCGGGCTGGGGGCGCGACCGAGGGCCTGCGACAGCACCCGCGCGAGCAACGCCCTACCGTCGGCGAGGCTGGTGGTGGCGTAGTTGATGTTCGTCTGAGTCCAGTTCGTCGGGGCACCCCCACCGCCTCCTCCTCCGCCTGCGGCCTTCTGCTGGGCGAGTACAGAGGCACGGTTCTTCGCCACCAGCGCGAGCGTGTCATCTATCGTCAGCCCGGCCTGATTCGCCATGCCCAGCGCTGCCTCGTACGCGACGATGTCCTCCATCTTGAGGATGCCGGGGATCGGCATGTCCGTCGACTTGTACAGGCCCGCTGCTCGCAGTTTCTTCTGCAACTGGATGGTGCCCTGCCGGTCCAATCCCATCAAATGATCAGCGCTGACACCGACCTGATAGCGGGGGGCGACGAACATGTTCTGCAGGTCAGCGATGTACTTCATCTTCTGCGCTGGGGTCGGGTTCTTGGGGAGGTCGTCGGGACGGTGGAATGCGACGTACCCCATCGCCTGACGATCTATGTCGATGCCGTAATACTTCTGGTAAGAGGTCTCGAAGAACGGCTTCCCATCAATCGGCTCCGGATCCCCATAAGCCTGCCGCTGCACCCGCGCATACGCCGAGTCAAGATTCCCTAGGGCCTCCTGCACCGTCGTCGGGTCGTACATGCCCTCCGGGTAGCCCCCATCCGGTCGCTGCCGGGCCAGAACCCGGTCAACCTGCGACGGATCCAACGGATGCCCCTGAGCCCCCTGAGCGCCCTGAGGGCCGAAATCGCCGCCACCGGGATTAGCGAAATCACCCTGCATCGCTATGTCGATCGAGTCCTTGTTCAGCAGGCCCGCGTTCATCAGCGACTTCACCATCGAGAACGGGGACTCAGCCGTGTACATCCCCTTCATCATGTCGTCGTACGTCTGCCCATACTGCGGGCCCTGCTGCGCTACCGCTGTCGGGGACGGGACACTCATCGGAGGTGTCCCCATGTCCGCTGCCAGCCCACCGGGAACCTGAGACTCCGGCGTGTTGGGGAACATCCCAAACGTCGCGCCCTTGTTCGATGCCGCGTCAATCCCAGCGAGTGTCGACGTGTTCGTGAACACCGCTGGCGGTTGAGGGGCCGTGATCTTCAACGACGCCGCAAACGCAGCCGCCCTACGGGCAGCGGCCTCCCTCTCAGCAGCCGCATCCAGCATCGCCTTCACCGGATCCGGCATCTGCATGAACGTCGGCCCCAACGCCTGACGCGCATACCCCACATAGCGGGAGTCCGTTCCAGCGAGCAGGGCATCGACAGAGTCCTGCTGGTTGTTGCCGTTCAACCTGACAGTCATCGGCTAATCCCACTCTCTCGACAGCGTCGTGTGCAGCAGTTTGAACTCTGGGTACTGGGCGAGGAGCGTGTCCAGATCAGCGAGATACGCCTCCTTGATCCCAGCCACCCTGTCCCCCTTTAGTGTCGTGTCTGACTGGCCCGTTCGTCTACGCGCCTCGCTGACAGCCTGCCCACGCAGATCCAACGCCCGCGCGAACGCCTGCCCCGCCTGAGTCGACTGCAGCGACGGAGTCTTACCGAACATGGCGGCGATCTGGTCGATCCGCTCCGTCGCACTCTTGGAGTTGAACTCCTGACCGGCGTCCGTCTCCGCATACGACTCCGTGATATCGGCACGCATCGCATCAGCCTGATCCCGGTTGATCAGATCGTTGCCCTCGAAGAAGTCGACCCGCGCCTTCTGCGTCCGCATCATCCACGTCACGTTCGCGTTGATGATCTCCTGCGGCGACAGCGTCTGCTGGTCAGCCTCTACCAGCGCATCCATCCACATGCGGGTCGTGACATCCGTGTAGTCACCCTTCGGGAAGAACAGGCCGAAGAAGTCCGGGTACGTCTTAGCGGTCTCATAGTTCGCTGGGCTCGACATAGCCCACTTGCGGGCCTGCGACGCCGGGACCGACATGTACCCCGACTTGTTGCGGGTCAGGGCGAAGATCGCCGACGGGCCGTAGTCGCGGAGCATCTGCTCCTTCGCCGCAGCCTCATCCCCACCGTTCTCCTCGAGATACAGGGGGTACATCTTCGACAGCAGGCCAATCGCATACGAGCCAGCGCCTTCCTTCTCCACCGCCCCCGTCATCCCATCCTCATCCATGACGAGGCCGGGCTTCGCGTTCGGGCTGGTCGGCATCCAGTTCTTCCACAGGCCGGTGATCAGCAGCATGGAGGAGCCGAGGTTCGCGGCGTCCTCCTCGAGCCGCTGCATTGATGCAGGGTCCTGCATGTCGTACTCACCGGATGCGGCGAGGATCGCTACCGCGTCACGGGCGTTCTTATTCTTCATCGACGGGGACAGGGCGGACAGGAAGTCGCTGATCGGGCCACCGACAACGGGGATCGCTGACGCACCCGCAACAGTCATCTGTGACCACGCGGGAAGGGCGGATCCGAGGACATCCTTCGTTCCGAACGGGGCTACCGCTGCCTTCGCCTGAGTGATCAACTCCGAATCAGGCATCGCATCCAGCACCATCGGAACGAGAAACGACGTGCCCGGCAGCATCGAGTCGGAACCCAACGCAAGGTTCATCGACTGCGTCGACGACTCCATGTCGAGGGCGTTCATGTTCGGGTTGAACCCGTTCATCGCGCCGAGCATGTTGACCGGGACCGCCGCTGCCCTACCAACGAAGGGGGTGACGAATGAGGTGTCGCCGTACGGGTTCGTGTAGAAGAACCCCCCGTTCGGGTCCTCCTCCCACGGGGCCGCACCCGGCGCATACTGCCCGTACACGCCTATCGCGGACCCGGCCTCGTAGATCGCCGACGACCCCTCCTCATTCGCGGCGTTCAACGCCTTCAACACCTTGTACACCTGAACCGGGCGCTTCGCCCCCAACTTCGTCCACTCCGTGATCGTGTTCCCCCACGCCTGCCCGAACGGGAAGATCAGGCGGGTAGCGGCCCAGAAGTTGTTCCGTCGGGCCGCGTCATAGAACAGGCCCTTCACCTCGTCAGCGGCGTACCGCATGGCGATGGAGTGGATCTCGTTGATGGTGAGGAGGCCGTCCGTGTTCTCCTTCGACGCCTTGTTCAGGGCTTCCCACGCGGGGTGGTTCTTTCCCACGTCGACGAGGCTGCTGTCCCCCATCATGCGCTTCAACGGGGACAGGGTCTTCTGCGCCGCATCCAACGCCTTCGGCACGTCGGACTTCCGCAGGCCGGGAGCGAGTTGTGCGACACGATCCCAGTACGCCATCTGGAACTCGGGGCCGACCGTTCCGAGCCGCTCAATCTTGTTGGCGAACTGGAAGAACGCATCCACGAACCCGGACGCACGCTGCAACTTGGTCTTGTCGACCCACGGGACTGTGACGATGGAACCGTTCCCCGACTTCCCCATCATGTGTTCCCGCATGGCCCGCTCAACATCGCCACCGTCGAAGAACCGCTGGCCGAGGGCGGCACGCAGCGCCTTCACCCTGTCCTCGAGGCGGGGGATCTTCGCCAGCACAACGTTCACACCGTCACCGACGAGACGGCCTTCCTTCACGAACGTATTCAGGACCGGGTCGTCCATCGTGAACTGGCGCAGGCGAGCGGCGACGCTGTTCGGGGACTCCCACAGGTAGTCGCGGGTCATCGACTCCGACGCGAAGATCGTCGCGTAATTCTCGTCAGCAGCGATCAGCCTCGTGCGGGTCTTGACCGCCGACGGGGTGTCCGAGCGGATCCAGTTCACGACTGCGGCCTGCAGGTCCTGACCGGGGGTGTGCGCCCAGTCCTTCGGGAACTCCCCGAGGATCGCGCGGGACAGCGGGTTCCGGTTGTGGAGGATCAACTCGTTCGCCCACCCGTTAGCGAACCCCGGCTGATCCACCGTCACCGCTTCCCAACCGCGAGTGATCGTGGACCGGTACACGCGCGGGTCGGTCAGGGAGTGGCCCTGACGGGTGAGGGCGAAGAAGTCCTGCACATGGTTCGACCATGCCATCGTCTCGTCGTCACCAACGTCGAACGCGGTATCGAGGACGGTGTGGGAGTACGGGGAGAACGACTTCGCCAGCGCCCCCTGATTCTTCCCCCCGAGGACGATGCCGATCATCGACGCCGGGTCGTTGAAGATGGAGGTGTGGCCGTTGAGGAATAGGCGGACCTGCATCTCCGCGCTGTTCCGCAGGACGTATGCCATGCGGAACACGAGGAGGGAGGTGCGGAAGAAGTCGTCGTAGATGGAGCGGGCAACGTCATACAGGCGCTCCGTCGACGGGAGACGGTGGATGGCGGCAGCCAACCGGCCCATCCCTGCCTGCCACTCATCCACAGACGGGAGGGCGAGTTTCCCGGTGATCAACTCCGACTCGAGGGCGATCTTCGGCATCGCCACAGAGTTACCGGCATCGTCAATGAACTTGGGGATGTCGGTTCCGGAGGCGACACGCTGCGCCGTGTCCGGCTTGAACACGTGCCCACCGTGGAAGATCTGGATCGACTCCCGCATCGCGTCCTGCAGTTCCTTCAACCGGATCTCACCCTTAGGCCCGGAGAACAGGACGTTCGACTTGGCGAGGTTGTTGCTCAACTGCTTCCCGATCAGGTTGAACGTCTCCTTGAGGACGTCAACGTTCGTGGGGACAGCATCGAACCTGCCGTCATGCAGCAGCACCTTCCCGGTGAGCCGCTGGATCTCCTTCGGGGAGATCTTCGCGTACATGCCGTACTTGATGACCGCGTCCACAATGTCCCGCGTGTTATCAAGGTCAACCTCGCGGGAAGCGGGACGCTCCCCCATCATCCTGCGGGTCGTGCGGCGGACAACGCTGTTGGAGAGGCGGGCCCCCTCAATGTTCTTCAACCCGTCCTTCGGGGAAGCCTTCAACGAACGCGGAACACTCGACCCGAACACGTCGACCCCTAGGCGCGGGGCGAGAACCTTGAACAGGCCCTCCTCCCCGCCACCATCGAGGCTGTTCCGCAGGACAGCGTTATAGGTTTCCGCCGTCCACTTGTTCTTCGTCAACTGTGCGAGCATCCCAAGGTAGCGGGGCGCGATCTCGTCATACGCCTTCGCCCACTCCTTCGACCCGTACTCGAGGCCCTTGAACTTCGCAATATCGCCCTCGTCCACGATGTCCGCGAGAACCTTCAACGCCTTCGTCCGAGCAGCCGCGTACGGGCCGGTCCCGAACAGGAACCAGCGCATCTGCTCCGGCGACACCGTCGCCCCCCTGCCAGCGGACGACGACATTCCCGCCTCCGCCTGCAGCAGCGTGTACAGGGCCTTCTGCGGGTCATCGAACTGGGTGGCGATCTCCTCCCGCGCCTTGTCCAGTTTCGCCTGCTCCGCGCGTGCCTTCTCAAAAATGGAGGAGTGGGTCTTGGCGCGTGCCTCCATCAGTTTCAGGCGGGCAGCGTCAGCGTCGTCCATGAACTTCTGCGCCTGCCCCCGGTCCATCGCCCGGACACCGATCCGCTGCGCCGTAGCCGGGAGGGACGTGAGGAAGTCGTCCATGCCGTCGACCATGCCGCCAGCGGTCGTCGCATTGTCGACAGCGTCGTCAGGCCACTTGTACGCCTCGAGGGAGGGGTGGTCACCGAACCAGACACCGTCGCGGGTGGTGCGGTTGACCCCGGTGATCCCGTCGACGCCTTCGCTGCGGAGGAAGTCGTCGAGGAACCCGTCGAAGCCATGCTCCGCCAGTTTCAGGTATGTCTGCCCGAGGGTCATGCCGGGATTGCTCAGACTTGCGATAATTCCGGGGAGCGGGTTCTCAATGTCCTTGATCTGAGCGGAAACGGTCCCGACGAGGGTGTCCTTCTCCGCTGCCTTCACGGGTGTCTTGGTGAACGCGAGGTCGGGATGCTTCCCCAGATCCTTGAGCCACGCCCCCATGCGCTGACCGAGTCCGGGGGACACCGCTTCGAGGGTGTCCTCCGCAGCCCGCAGCACCGGGGCTGATGTTCCGGCCCAGTAGACGACGGAGTCGATGCCGTCGACCTTGGCGAGCATCCCCGCTCCGTCAACGTAACTGCCTGCGATGGTTGCGCCTGCCGTGTCGACCTTGGAGATGGTGGAGGCGAGGGCCCCGTCAGCGTCGTCGAGGATGATGCGGACAGCGTCCCCAGCGACCCGATCCGTGAACTGTGACGAGGGTGGGGTCGCGGACACGCTCTTGCCGACGCGCTCCCCGTAGTGCGCGGTGACAGCAGCAACGAGGGTGTCGGTCGCATTGTTCGGGGCGAACCCCTCAGCGGTGATCGTGTCCGTATACGAAGGAAGCCGCTTACGGGCGAGGAGGGACTCAACATACGTGCGGGACTCATCCCAGATGGCCCGGTCCTCGTCGGACAGGGACCGCACCCAAGCGTTGTACTTCTTCTGCGAGTAGACGTTGCCGCCCTTGTTGGTAGTGGCGTAGCGGGATGCGGCCTGCATCTCCTCCCACAGCCCGCCCGCGCGAGCAAGACTGGGTACGTCCTCCCACGCTGTCTCGTACTGGTCAGCGCCACGCATCCACCGTGCAGCCTCCCGGCGTGCGCCCTTGACCCGCTTCCACAGGGAGTCCGCTTCGGGGGTGACGGCTCTGGTCGCGTTCTGCGCTGCCTGAGCCTCCTTCAACAGACGGACGGTGGAGACGTGCTGACCGGCGTCGTATCCTGCCCATTCCTCGAGGGTGATCTTCGCCTGCTTGTACAGGGGGTTCCCGTCGATCTCGGTGAGGGCGTTGTATTCGTCGACGAGTTTCGTCGCGTTGCGGTTGACGACAGCGATGTCGTTCATCACCTCGGCGCGTTGAGCCCCGAACGTGAGGGCCCGCTCCGCGCCCTTCGCAACGTTGGGGGCCAACTTCTCCATCCCCATGCCGATGCCGCGCAGGCTCTTGGAGACGACACCGAACTTGGAGCCGATGATGGTGGGGTCGAATGCGATGGCAGCGACAGCGTCAATGAACCCCGACGTGATCCCGTACCCAGCCCAGTCCGCTCCGACAGGGAACGACGCGATACCCCGCCCGAACGTCCACGCCGTCATCTCACCGTCGGGTCCGGGGATCGCCCACGTGTTGAACGTGGCCTGACGCTGCGCCTCCCCAACCTGACTGGTCTCGTCGATGAACCAGCCGGGGTCGGAGAACAGGGCGTTCTGGGTGGCGACCTGCGTGAGGACCGCTTCCCGCTGTGTGGGGTCGGCGAGGATCGCCTGACGCTGCGCGGACAGGTTCGGGTCGTTCTGTACGAGGGCTTCCGCCTTCCCCAGATCCAACCCGGCTTGCGCGGTTGTGAACGCATCGGTCCAGTCCCGCGTGGCCCCGTACA